GACACTGGGCCGATCGATGCCGTCGACGATCGTCGCGCCGACCGTGATCGTGGTCGGGTCGTCCGCGATGAGAGTTGCTGTGCGCTCGCTCGGGTCGAACGACAGCACTTGATACGACTTCGACACCAGCGTGCTCGCCGCCCGCTGGCCGACTTGCGTCACCCCGGCATAGTCGACCCACCACGCAGCGCCCGAGCCGATGACGTTCGACAGCGCACGGGATGCCGGGCCGGCCTCTCGGGCATAGTCAGAGCCCACACGCTCGCTCGTAGGCACGAAGGCCCCAAGGGTCTCCCCGGCCTCTACTGCAACGTCCTGCGCGACGAGCAGGGCCTTTACGCCGGCATCGTTGTGGTAGCCCTTGCGCCCAACGGCCTGCGACCACCCAGCCGCCCCGCCTGCGAGGCGCACCGTCCGCTGCTCGGCGTACGTCCCGTCCATCCCAGGCACCGGCGCGCCGACGAGCGTCAGCGTGCCGATGCGCAGCGTCACGGGGGTCGTCAGTTCGACGTCGCTCGGAAGGTGCAGCTCAGCGGTCCAAGGCCCGACGTACCCCACGGTGACCCGAGCGCGATCGCAGGTATGCCCGTTTGCGCTGACGTAGGTCGAAGCCTCGGTCACGGGTTCCCCTTGTCGCGCGCGAGGCGCAGCGCTTGATTCGCATCGTTCAGCTCCTTAATGCGTGCCTCGCGCGGGTCGACGGGCGTCGCCTCAGCGCCGTTGGGCTTGCCCAGCGCCATACCGTAGCGTCGCCACTCGATGCACTTCGCTTCGATCTGCCACACGCCATCTTCGACTTGCTCGGGCGCGCTGACGTCCTCGACGACGAGATGTGTGATCCCCACTTCGTTCAACACGGGATGGTCGACGTCGAGCGCGGCCGCGCGCTGCCCGATCGACGGGCGCAGCAGGATCGGGCGTATCGCTGCCCACTGTTCCCAGTGCTCGAGCGTCAGCAGCTTGAAGCGCAGCGAAAACTTCGAGAGCCCGATCCCCCGATAGATGAGAATCGCGCCCGTCATCGCGTAGCCCGCCTGTTCGTCCCACTTGCGCGGCGAGCTCGCGCCCGAGACTTCGAGCAGACCGGGCGTCGGATAGCCGCCGAGCAAACAGCGGTCCGTGGGCAGCTCTATGGGATTCCACGTGGTCACGGCACGGGCGCTCCCATCTGCACGGTAACCGTCTCGAGGATCGACTCGAGCTCGCGCTTGATGGCCTCAGCGATGCTCTTGGCTTCACCCTTCGAAGCGCCTGCACCGACCTGCACGTTCAGCGCTGCGATGTTGATCGTGCTGCCGCCGCCACCGCCCGCTGTAGCCGTGCGAAGGTTCGCCATGTTCGGCACCGGGATCGGCTCGCCTGCCATGCCGGCGATCGCGTCCTCGGCCTTCGCGCCCTCTTTGTCGACGCCCTGCTCAAGCCCCTTGACGATGTTCACGCCGAGCTCGGCCATCACCTTCGAAGGTGACTGCATCTTGAAGATAGATTTGAAACCGGCGATCGCCGCCTTGCCGATGCCAACGAAGGCATCGACCCAGATGCCGCCCCACCTCTTTACCCCATTCAACAGGCCGCTGAATATGTTGGCGACGAGCGCTCCCAGGTCCTCGCTCTCCATGAAGTCATAGAGATACTCGAAGGCTTTGATGAGCAGCCACACGCCCGCAATCGTCGCGAGCACCGGCCACGTCGCGGCGAGCACACCGGCAGCGAATCCCCACATCGCTGTCGCTGCAGTCCAGATGGCAGGAGCCACAGTCACAACCAGCACTGCAGCCGCTGCACCCAGTAGCTCTTTCCACTCGCTGCCGAACACGTCTTTGACGAGCCGCCAGAGCTCCTCGATGACAGTGCCGACAGCCTCCACAGCTTTGACCGCGTTCGGGAACTTTTCCTTAAACGCTGTGATCCCCTGGTCGAGTGCAATCTGAAACCTCAACCAAGCATTCTCAGCGAGGAGCAGACCGATGATGGCCTCCTGCACGAAGATCTTAAACAGCCGCGATAGCTGCTCCAGCCCGTTCACGAGCGGCTGCACGAGGTACCCAAGGAACCGGCGCAGCGTCTGCCCGCTCGCAGTCGCTTGCGAGAACAAGTCGTTGAAGCTCTTCTTCGCACGCAACAGCGGCTCGATGTCGATGCCGCCGAACAGCGCGTTGTAAGACTCGGCGAGCTTGCGCGCCTGCACCTCACTCGAAAGCATCTGCTTCGCGACCACGCCGCCGATCTGATTCTTGACCCGCTGCGCAAGCTTGTTGATGTTGCCGCCGGTGAGCGCGAGCGACGCGGCCCACGCCGCCGTGTTGTTCGCTTGCTCCTCGCCGAAACCCGAGGCCGCTATCGACACCGCCTCGAGCGCGGGCTTTATCTTCGCTCCGCGCACACCCATCCGCTCGAGCTGCGCAGCGTACGCTGCGACCTTGTCGCGCCCGATCGACACCGAGCCCGCGACCTCGTCGACCGCCTTTTGCAGGTCCGTCGCCTTGTCGGCCGACAGCCCGAATGCGAGCGCAGTGGCAGTCCTTAGCTTCGTGGACGCCTCGAGCATCAGGAGCTCGCTGCGTCGCGCCTCCTGAGCCTTGATCGCAAAGTCAGCGAGCGACTTGCCGGCGACCACGGTCGCAATACCAATCGCCACGATGGCGCCGGCGAGCGCGACCGCTGCCACGCGAGCAAGCGACTTCGCGCCAGCGAGGCGTTGCAGCAGGGACAGTACGCCCCCGAGCGGTCCGGGAAGGATGGACGCTGCGTTGGCGAGCTCGTCTAGCTTCCCCTTGAAGTCTTTCGCCCCTTTGTAGTTCCGACCGAACTGGCCACCCATCCCGATGAACTCGTTGCGCGACTTCGCGATTCGGTCCTTGAGCGTGCCCATCGACTTCTCGAGCCGCTTGATCTGCTCGGTGTCGGGCGTGGTCGCCTTCTTCAGCTGCGTCATCGCGCGCTGCATCTCGGCCAGCGCCTTCGTGTCGGCCTTGATGGAGTCTTGGAGCTTCCCTAACGCAGCAGCAGCCGACTGGGCGGGGACACTGACCCCGTCCACCATGTCGATGCCTACTGTGACTGTCTCCTCAGCCGCCATTCGATAACGCCTTCGCCAGGGCCATCAGGATCTTTCGAACGAGTGTGAGGTCGCGACTGATGTCCACCAGAATCATTGCGCCTACGTACGCGCGCGCGGTCGTCACAGTTTCGTCCGATTCTGCGTGGCCGAGCGCTTCGAGGATGCAGCTCGCAGCGACTGCGTCGTCACCGCGAGCATGCGTACGTAGGCTGTTTATTTTGCTTTGACCTCGTCGACCTTGAAGCCAGCGAGCTCGACGCACACGCTCGCGAGTTTTGTCATCACGCCCGGCTGCTGCTCGAGCAACCGGTCGAACACAGATTGCGCCGGGTAGATGAGGCAGCCCTTCACGAGCTCCTCAGCGCTGTCGTAGGTGAGCTCTTTTTGGTCCTGGAACTTACGGAACGCCACCCAGTGCGGGCGGCGCAGCACGATGCTTCCCTCGCTGGTCGCGACGAGCTGCACCTGTTTCGCCCCGTACTTGCGCTGCGCCTCGTCGAAGGCTTTCTCGCCCGCGAGCCCACGCTCCTCGGCAGCAATCTGCTCCTCGGGTGACGCGACCACGCGCGCCTTGATGACGGACTTCAATGCAGCGCGCTCGGCGCGAATGGCCTCGAGCCGCTGCGCGACCTCATCTGGAATATCTGTTGTATCACTCACACGGGCACCAGTTCACTCGAGTCGAACAGCGTCAGGCCATTGCGTCGAATGGCCATGCAGTCGATCTCGAGCTCCTCTTTCAACGGGTCGGCTGACTCTTCTTCTGACGCTGACTGCCCCACGATGACGCAGCCCGTAATGAGCACGGACATCGGCTCGTTGGGGGGCTCCGAATAGATCACGCTGATGGTGAACTCGACGTTGCCGTAGCTGCGCTGGTCGGGCGCCCGCGCGGCGAGCCCGGCGATGAGCGCCTGAATCGACTCCTTCCACCCCGTGAGCTTGACCGGGTCGGGCGTGTACTTGCCCGAGCTCCGGCCACGCGGGGCTTGGTGTCTGCCCATGCCCCACGCTTTGACTCTCTCGCGCTTGTCCGCGTACGAGATGCCTGTGAATCCAGTGAACAGCTCTGTGTCGCAGGTAAGCCGAATGCTGCCCCAGCTGAGCTGATTGCCGTTGACTCTGATTGCGTCAGCCATGGTCTGCCTCCGTTCACGCTGCGAGCGTCGACAGCGCGGGGTTGTAGAAACCGATCTCGATCTCGATGAACTCCGGGTACGCGAGCGGGATGATCCGGCACGTCGCCGTCAACGTCTTGGTCGACAGCAAGTTGTCCGTGCGACTCAGCGTGAACTGCGCATCAGACGCCTTGGGCTTCGAGAGCAGCGCCGAACGCAGCAGCGCCAGCGCGCCGCCTTCGATCTCGAGCGCGTCAGCCTCGAGAATGAAGCCGCTCGGCGCGATCCGCACCGGCCGATTCAGCCGTCGCACGAAGTACGCGCGCAGCGTGCGCTTCGCGAGGTTCATCACGCGGCGGTGCGGGATGAGCGAGAAGTCGCTGCCCGTCGCCGACAGGATGAGCGGCCGATTGACGTACACGCCCTGATAGCCGTCGATGGTGCGCAGCGCGAGAAAGCGCGCGTCATCGAGCCCCGGCGTCGCGGCCTCGTCGTGCTCGGCCAGGTTGCCGTTCGCGTCGCGAATCGACACGCCACGCAGGGCCCCGAGGTTCGGGTCTGCGATGTTGACCTCCTCGGTGCACGACTGCGCAACAGCCACAGGGAAGAGCGGCGAGCGCCGATAGTTGCGACCGGACACACCGCTCGGCACTCGACACGCCGCGGCGCACAGCGTCCCGTAGGTCGTCGCTGTGCCCTGCCAAGCAGTCGACACCGCGGTCTGATAGGTGGCGTCCGACTCGCCTTCGTTCGGCAAGCGTACGTGGCCAATCCAGCTGCAGTCCTTGCCAGGCGCGTTCGAAAACCCCGCGATGGCGCTGTCGACCACAGCTGCAGCCGCTGGGACCATCGGCCCAACCATGATGAGCTGCTCCCATGAGAGCGACGTCGTGCGCAGCGACTCGAGGCCGGCCGTGAGGTCCGTGCCCTGCCACGTCGCGGCCGACACACGCACCGAGTACGTGTCGCCCGCGACGAGCGTCTCAGCTGCGACGAGCGTCAGCGTCACACCGCCCACGGTGATGCTCGTCGCCGTGCCGAGCGGCGCCGTCGCACTGAAGCTCTGCCCGCCGTCGAGCGAGGTCTGGTAAGTGACGCCGGCCGTGCCCACCGTGCCGCCTACAACGATCTTCAGCACGACCTCGTAGTCGTCGTCAGGCACGCTCGCCGCATCCACCGTGACAACCGCCGTACCCGTGCCCGTGTGGGTCACCGTGCCAAGCACCGGCGTCGTCGACGTCGGCACGCGCACGACCATCGCCGGGTTACCGGTCTGCACGATGTACAGGGCGACCGCTTCGACGAGCGGACCGCCGACGAACGTCGCCACCAGGTCTGACACGCGCGCGAACGTAGCGGGCATGTTCAGCGGTCCGCCGAGCGCCCCGCCCATGAACGCATGCAAGGTGACGAGATTGGCCGGCACGATGCCCAGCGCGCCATCGATCTCATTGATCCGTACGTTGGGGACAGTCATCTCATTCGCCTTTCGTCACTGTCAGAACGTCAGTCACATCGAGCTCAGTAACGTCGATGACCGCAGCATCAAGGTCGATCTCGGTCGGTATCCCATCGTCAGGCCACACCTCGTCCGGAATCATCGCCTGCAGCTCGACCGCGATTTTCAGCGCAGCGCCATGTCGACGCTCGAGCCTAGTGGTGACCCACTGCTCGCTGCGAATCGTGAACGTGCCGTACGCTGCGTGGTACACGGCGCGAAACCAAGCATCACGCAGATATCGAACGATGGAGTATTGAGCGAGCTCGTTCTCAGGATCGGTCGGGTCTTGACCGTTGATGAGGATCGTAAACACCTCGCCCAGCGTGCCGAGCGAGCGCGGCTCGCCGCCGGGGTTACGGGGTGGAAGCAGCGTGCCGACGGCGCCGTTCGGGTCACCGGGCACCCAGGCAATACGGTTGCCCTTCGGGTGCTGCGCCGGAACTCGCCAGCCGAACATGTTCGAGCAAGGCACCTTCTCGAGCACGAAGCGCGCGCTCACGAGATGGTACAGCGTCGGCCATGCGAGCTTCGAGGTCATGCGGCTTTCGCCTTCGCGATCGACTCGTGAAAGCGCTTCGTGACCGCTTCCTGAATCGCCAATGCAATGCGCGGGGTGATGGCCTTCGCCCCGTGTTTTTTGTACATGATGATCGGCCGCTGCACGCTACCGCGAACCGCGCCCTTGTGGTGACGCGCATTGATCCCTCGCACCGTGATGTAGATGCGATTGCCAGAGCTAGTGTGCGTGACTGCGTCAGCCGCGTTGTTCAACACCGGTCGCGTGCCCCGCTTGCGTGGCGCCCATGGCACGCCGTACGGGGACTGGTGCGCGCGAATCGTGACGTTCAGCGCCTCGTGCACGGCCGCTGCGATGTCAGGCGTAGCCTCTCGCATGAGCTCCTGCGGCAGCCCACGAATGAATGTACTGAGCCCTTCGAGCGTCATCGGCGCCACCCGCGACCGTGGATGTCCTGTTGGCGACCGGCAGTGACCTGCACGCGCTTCCACACGAACGGGCTGTTCTCAGTATAGGTCTTCGGGTACTGCTTCGAGATGCCCGCAGCGTCCGTGTTCTCACGGAGCGGCAGCTCAAACAGACCGTCACGGCTGTTGGCTGCCTCCTTGAGCTCGACGATCGCGGTGTCGTATTGCGACCGGAAGATCTCCATCTCCTGATCGGTCGCCGCAACGCCGCGACGCAGCCACACGTCGAGCGAGGTCAGCGCCGTGAGCCAACGCCTCACAGCAATCGGATACGGAGCGAGGAAAGGCACGACGTAGCGCTTGCCGAGCAACGCGTCCACGTACGCGCTGTGATCGGCAAGGTTCGCGTCGATGAATCCCGGCGAACGCGATTCGACTTCATCCACGAAGTCGCCCGGCAAGCGCGTTCGCTCTCGGAACTCAAAGACTGTTAGGTATGCAGGCATCTCCGCGGTAAGCCCTTCAGAACGTGGTTCACGCCGGCGAGAATTTGTGAAGCAGGTACGGGTGCATGGGCATCAGATTCTGACGGCCGCTGTAGACCCACTCCCACTGATTGATGCGCGCCAGTTCGGCCGAGCTTCCCATGCTGTTCTCGAAGAGCCGGAAGGGCTCGCGGTTCGACAGGACGAACGGCGCGTGTGGCCCGGAGTACTCGCAGACCATGTAGTAGGCGGTATCACTGCCGCCAAAGTCCAAGCCGAGCTCGACCGCCTCCATCGGTCTACCGAGCCCGAGCGCGCTCGACAGCATCGCAATGTCCTGCGTGCCGCCGCCCGAGCCCGCCGAGGCGCCCGGGGCATACTGCGCTTGAACCACCTGCACCAGCCGCGGATAGAGCGGCGCCGGCGCGAGGATGGCTTTGATGCGCAGATTCCGTGGCTTGCCGGACGGATCCTTGAGCACCTTGATCTTCTGCCGTGCGGCAGAGAGATTCTTGATCGCAACGTCGAGCGACACGTTTTGCGAAATGTCGTAGCCCGTGCCCACCCACAGGTTGCCGAAGCTCCCGGCGACGCTGTCCTTCCCGTTCGTGAAGTGATCCGTCGCGAAGTAGGTCTTCGTGTCGTACGCCGTCGTGCTCGCTGCGATGATCGCGTTCGCGACCAAGCGCTGCGGATTGTAGATCCCGTCGTACGTGATGTCGCGGACCCAGTCGGCCGCAGCCTGAATCCGGTTCGAGTCGAGATCGGTGAGCTCGCCATCCGTGAGCGCGAAGCCCTCGCGGAAGTAGTGATGCGTCACCGAGTTCTGCAGGTACTGTCGCGAGTCAAAGGCGACGCTCTGACCCTTCACGCCCGCGTTCGTCAGCTTCGCGGCCTGAAGAGCGAACGTGTAGATTTCGGTCTCGTTCTGACCGAACTCCTCTTGTGCGACGTCACGCCACCACATATCGGCGCGATTTTGGTTGAGCACGTCGGTCGCAATATTCAGGATGCGATCGCGAACTGTCGAGACGATTTGTGGGGAGACAAACATGGGCGCTATCTCTTTCTAGATGGAGGCTATTCGACGCTCGAGAGGCTGAAGTTTGCGCCGATGGCGATTGTCGCCAGCGTCGTCGTGCGACTCAGCGTGATGCCGAGGGGAGCTGTACCGGTGCCATTGGCCTGCACCGTCTGCGCGTCCTTGACGTATGCCTTGACGAACGCTAGCGCGATGTTGCTCGTGGCGTCGTTCACGAACGTGTAGAGCCACGTCGGCGCAAACAGCTCGACCTCGATGAGCTTGACGCCATCGCCGACATAGTTACGCGCTGCGAATCCGAGCGGCACCATGGTCGCAGTAGCGCCCGCTGCAGCCGCCACCATCCCGGTCGCCGGGTCGCCAACAACCAAGTCGCCCTGCGCCACGGTGACCGCGTTGGTTAGAACCGCTT